CGCTGCGATGCGGAAATCGACGGGGCAAAGGACAGGAAAAGGAAGTCGTCTGAAGCCGGAAAAGCATCGGCCGCAGCCCGTTCAACGGATGTTCAACGGACGCTCAACGACCGTTCAACGGAGGTTCAACCATCCATTACCCATAATCCACTACCCACTACCCAAGACCCACTACCCAAGACCCAAGAAGGAAACACTCAACGCGGTCAGTCCAAGAACAACCGCAAAAGCGCTGCCGCGCTTGCGGTCATCCCGCGCCCCGATGATGTCAGCGAAGCCACCTGGGATGGCTGGCAGGCGCTGCGCAAGGCTAAGAGAGCGCCCATCACCGCAGGCGTCATCAGCACTATGCGGGCCGAGGCGATGAAGGCCAGCATCACGCTGGAGGCTGCGCTGCAAACCTGCTGCCTGCGAGGATGGGCAGGCTTCAAAGCCGACTGGATGACCGAGCGCAGGCAGTCAGCCACCGAACGCGCAGCCGAGGCCGTCGCCCGCCTCACCGGCCAGCGCGACCACGAACGCGGCATCACCTACATCGAGCACGACGATGAAATCTCATTCTGACTCGCCCACCCGCATCACCGACCGCCTCTTCCGCCGCTTCGCTGCGATCTGGGGCGTCCAGAAGATCGGCGCGATGTTCCCGGCCGATGACCTCGAAGTGCGCTCGACATGGGAGCAGCAGCTGCTGCGCTTCCCGCTGCCAGTCGTTGGCCAGGCATTGCAGGCGCTCATCGACGCAGGAAGCGAATGGCCACCGACCCTTGCCGAGTTCATCGCCACCTGCAAGCAGTTCAACCACCAAGCGCATCAAGCCGGCCCCGAAGCACTCCCGCCACCGAGCGCGACAGAATCGGCCGCAGCCGCGCAGATGCTCCAGTCCATCGCTCAGACCGTTGCCAAGCCTGCCGGCTTTGACTACCTGTCTTGGGCGCGGCGTCCCAAGAGCGCGCAAGCCGTGCGCCTGCTCCAGCGCGGTGCCGAGCACGAACCACGCCTGCGCGAACTCCTGCGCCAGCATCTTGCGAACAACGGCGAAAACTGCCAGACTCCCGAAGCCGTCGATGAAATCCTCGCCATCAAGAGGTCCGGTCATGTGGCGCTTTGAGCTTTTCGTTGCCGAGAACCCGCACACCGGCGAGGATCGCTGGTTTTGGAAACTGGTCGCCCCGAACTCGCGCATCGTTGCCCGGTCATTCATCGGCTACGCGACCAAAGCACACGCGGCGCGGGCCGCGAAATCCATCCCACTCGGCGCTCCGCACTGGATCGCCGGCCCGGAATAACTGCTGCGTAATCGCCAACAATCGCCCATGAAGGATCAGGAAAAAACCGATCTGTACCCGAACCTGAAAAAGGGTGGCGGTCGCCCGAAAGGTGTCCCGAACCGGCGCACGGTTCATGCCCGCGAGGCGATTGCCCGGCTGGTTGATGGCAACGCCGAGCGGCTGCAAGAGTGGCTCGACCAGATCGCCGAGCGAGACGGCCCGCAGGCTGCATGGCGCTGCATGATGGATGTCATCGAGTATCATGTGCCCAAGCTCAGCCGCACCGAGCACACTGGCGCGGACGGCGGGCCGATCCAGATTCTCGCGTCAGAGGCGGATGAGCGGATTTAAGCTCACGGCCAAGCAGGCAGCGGCTCAGGAGGTTCTCAGCGGGCCTGCCACGCATCTGATGCTCTTCGGAGGTAGCCGATCCGGCAAGACGTTCCTCCTGACCCGCAACACGGTTTTCCGGGCGATCAAGGCACCCGGCTCGCGGCACGCCATTTTCCGGTTTCGGCTGAACCACATCCGCGCCAGCATCGTGCTGGACACCTTCCCGAAGGTGATGCAGACCGCCTTCCCTGGCGTCAAGTACGACCTCAACAAGACCGAGCTGTTTGCCGAGATTGCGGGCGGATCGCAGGTCTGGTTCGGTGGCGTGGACGACAAGGACCGCACTGAGAAGATCCTCGGCATGGAGTTCGCCACGGTCTACTTCAACGAGTGCAGCCAGATTCCGATGAGCAGCGTGGACACCGTGCTGACTCGTCTGGCGCAGAAAGCCACGGTCAAGATCGCCAACCGCCAGCCGTCGATGCTCAAGCTGCGGGCCTACTACGACTGCAACCCGCCGAACAAGAACCACTGGACCTATCGCCGGTTCGTGCAGAAGATCGACCCGGAAACCAAGCTCGGACTGCCGAAGCCGGCCGACTACGACAGCTTCCAGATCAACCCGGCCGACAACGCCGACAACCTGTCACCCGAGTACCTCGCCCAGCTTGAGGCGCTGCCGGCCCGGATGCGGGCGCGGTTCCTCGAAGGCCGCTTCGCTGACGCCAACCCTGCCGCGCTCTTCCCCGAGGAGCACATCGACCGCTGGCGCGTGCTCGACGGCACCGTGCCGCAGCTTGTGCGCGTGGTGATCGCCGTCGATCCGTCTGGCGCGGACGATAGCGACAACGCCGACAACGACGAGATCGGCATCATCGTGGCGGGTTTGGGCCAGGACGGCGCAGCCTACGTGCTGGAGGATCTGACCCTGAAGGCTGGGCCTGCAAGCTGGGGCCGCGTGGCAACCACGGCATTCGACCGCCATGCGGCCGACGCCATCGTTGGCGAGACGAACTACGGCGGCGCGATGGTGCAGCAGGTCATCCAGACCGCCAGGCCACGCACGCCGTTCCGGGCGGTGAGCGCCAGCAGAGGCAAGGCGGTGCGGGCTGAGCCGTTCTCCGCGCTCTATGAGCAGGGCAAGGTTCGCCATGTCGGGATGTTCGCCAAGCTGGAGGACGAGCTTTCCGGGTTTTCCACAGGCGGCTACACTGGCGCCCGCAGCCCGAACCGTGCCGACGCGCTCATCTGGGCGCTGGCTGCGCTCTTCCCGGCGATGACTGCGCCGACCCGCAAGGTCGAGTCTGCCGGCCTGATGTTGCCCTCGGCGCATCGTTGGTGAGACAATCCGCCGCAAAAGGGGCTTGACAATGGCGCGACTTTCCAATGAGCAACGGCTGGCGAACATCCACGCGGAGATGATGGCCGAGTTCGACGCGATTCAGTCGGCCGTGCGCGATGACCGCCTGCAATGCCTGCAAGACCGGCGCTTCTACTCCATCGCTGGGGCTCAGTGGGAGGGTCCGCTTGGCGAGGCGTTCGAGAACAAGCCGAAATTCGAGGTCAACAAGATCGCGCTCGCGGTCATCCGCATCTTCAACGAGTATCGGAACAACCGCATCGCGGTGGATTTCCTGAGCAAAGAGGGCCGCGAGAAAGACGCGTTGGCCGAGACTTGCACCGGCCTGATGCGTGCTGACGAGCAGGACAGCACTGCCGACGAGGCCTACGACAACGCCTTCGAGGAGGCGGTTGGTGGCGGGTTCGGCGCGTTCCGCCTGCGGACCGTCTATGTCGATGAGGAGGACGACGAGGACGAGCGCCAGCGCATCGTGTTCGAGCCGATCTATGACGCCGACAGCAGCGTGTTTTTCGACTTGCAAGCCAAGCGCCAGGACAAGGCCGACGCCAAGCGGTGCTTCGTGCTGTCGTCGATGACCCGCGAAGCGTACCGGGCAGAATACAACGACGACCCTGCAAGCTGGCCGAAAGAAATCCATCAGTACGAATACGACTGGCTGACGCCGGATGTCGTCTATGTGGCCGAGTATTACCGAGTCGAGGAGGTGCGCGAACTGGTCCGCATCTTCCAGACGCTGGACGGCGAGGAGGAGCGTTACCCGCAGGAAGCGTTCGACGCCGACCCCGAGCTTGAGGCTCAACTGGCCGGCATCGGCACCCGAGAGGTGAGGCAGAAGCGCGTGCGGCGGCGCAAGGTGCGAAAGTACATCGCCAGCGGCCGGCGCATCCTAGAGGACTGCGGCTACATCGCGGGCAACTGCATCCCGATCATCCCGGTATACGGCAAGCGGTGGTTCATCGACAACATCGAGCGCTGCATGGGTCATGTGCGGCTGGCGAAGGACGCGCAGCGCCTGGCCAATATGCAGCGCAGCAAGCTGGGCGAGATCAGCGCGCTATCGTCGGTCGAGAAGCCGATCTTGCTGCCCGAGCAGGTTGCCGGCCATCAGGTGATGTGGAGCGAGGACAACCTCCGCAACTACCCGTATCTGCTCATCAACCCGATCACCGACGCTGCCGGCCAGACCAGCGTGAGCGGCCCGGTGGGCTACACGAAGCCGCCAGTCGTTCCGCCTGCGCTGGCCGCGCTGCTGCAGATCAGCGAGACGGACCTGAAAGATCTGACTGGCGATCAGGCGCAGGCTGACAAGATGGTCTCTGGCATCTCGGGCAAGGCCGTCGAGATGATCCAGTCGCGCATTGACGGGCAGGCGTTCATCTACATGGACAACTTCGCCAAGGCACGGCGCCGCGGCGGTGAGGTCTGGCTCTCGATGGCGCGTGATACCTATGTCGAGTCGGGCCGGCGGATGAAGTCCATCGGTGCGCAGGATCAGCTGCAGTCGGTCGAACTGCTGCGGCCGGTGATGACCCAGGAAGGCGGCATCGAGGTCGAGAATGACCTGTCCCGAGCATCCTACGATGTCGTTGCCACCGTCGGTCCTGCGAGCAGCAGCAAGCGTGCCGCGACCGTGCGAGCGCTCACCGGCATGATGGCGATCACCAACGACCCGCAGACGCAGCAGGTTCTGCAAGGCATGGCGATGATGAACATGGAAGGCGAGGGCATCAGCGAGGTGCGCGACTATTTCCGCAAGCGCCTCGTGCAGATGGGCGTGATCAAGCCGACCGACGAGGAAGCCGCGCAGATGGCGGCAGCAGCGCAGGGCCAGCAAGATCCGCAGGCGTTGTTTTTGCAAGCCGCAGCCGAGGAGGCAATCGCCAAGGCCGCGAAGGCTCGCGCCGACACCGTGGCGACCGTTGCTGACGCGGAACTGACGCGGGCAAAGACCGTCGAGACGCTGAGCAAGGTCGATGTCGCAGAGACGCGGCAGACGCTGGACATCCTCGACAAGCTGGGCCAGCCGCAGACGCCAGCGCGGCCGGTGCTCTGATGGCCGAGCCGACGATTCTCGGTGCGCTGCGTGACCCGCAGTTTCGTCGGCAGATATGGCAGGGAGCGATGGACGCAGCATATCGCGGCGGCATTGGCAATCTCGTCGGGTTTCCGGTGGATATGGCGTCTGCTGTCATGCGTCCCATGGGATACGCTGTGGAAAAGCCCGTTGGCGGATCAGCTTGGCTTGGTGATCAGATGCAGCGCATCGGCCTCGTGAGTGAGGCGCGAAACCCGGAGGCCGAGTTCATGGCGTCTGTGCTGTTCGCCAACCCGAGGGCGCTCGGAGAATCCGCGTTCAAGATCGAGCAGGGACTGCTGCGAGCGATGCAGCGGTGAGCGGCGACCGCCAGGCCGCGTCAACTGGCGAGACGAAGGGCACCATGAGCACCGAACAGATCGAGCAGGACGAGCAGGAAGTCGAGCAGGAAGAGCAGCAGCTTGAGCAGCCTGAGGCGCAGGCCGAGGAGCAGCCGGCCGAGCAGGAGGCCGATGAAGTCGTCGTCACGATTGGCGACGAGCCGCCGGTCGAGGAGGAGTCTCGTGCGCCTGAGTGGGTGCGCGAACTGCGCGTGCAACAGCGCGAGCTTCAGCGCGAGAACCGCGAACTGCGCCAGCGCCTCCAGACTTCGCAACCTGCGGCCGCGCCTGCGCTCGGTGCCAAGCCGACGCTGGAGGGCTGCGACTACGATACCGATGTGTTCGAGCGCCGGCTGACCGAGTGGCATGACAAGCGGCGCGAAGTGGAGTCGGCGCAGGCCAGGGCGCAGCAGGCTCAGGAGGAGCAGCAGCGGGCGTGGATGGCCAAGCTCAGCAGCTACCAGCAGGCCCGTGCATCGCTGAAGGTGCGCGACTTCGACGACGCCGAGGCGGTGGTCGAGCAGACGCTCAACATCACGCAGCAGGGCGTGATCCTGTCCGGTGCCGAGCAGCCCGAACTGGTGATCTACGCGCTGGGCAAGAACCCGAAGAAGGCCAAAGAACTCGGCGCGATTGCCGACCCGGTGAAGTTCGCATTCGCTGTGGCGAAACTGGAGGCTCAATTGAAGGTACAAGGACGCAAGAGTCCGCCGCCGCCTGAGAAGGTGGTCAGCGGCACTGGCCCCGTGTCTGGCGCGGTGGATTCGACGCTGGAGCGGCTGCGCGAGGAAGCGGCCAGGACTGGCGACATGAGCAAAGTGCTTGCGTACAAGCGCAGCAAGAAGGCATGAAGCCTAAGTGGCTGAACAGGCGCATTGCCGCGCCTGGACCTTACTTGATGCTGTGTTTGTCAGAAGTTGAGTACGAACAGGCAATGGCGCACCTAAAGTGCAAACATTATGGGCCGTGGGTATCAACACCGCAGGCAGACGCCACCGCACATCACCTGAACAACGCTGACGGAGGTTTGTGTTGTGTCGTTTGTTTGCGCGAGCATGAAGGCAGAAATCCAATTGAAGTGGCTGGACTGCTGATCCATGAAGCAGTGCATATCTGGCAGGAATACTGCTGCTTTTATGGTGAAGAGACGCCGGGGCGCGAGCAAGAGGCATACGCAATTCAAGCCATTGCACAGGAACTGATGGCCGAGTTTTCTCGTCGAATGGAAAAGAAAGGATAGGAATGGACATCGAACAAGAGATTCAAGCCCGCGGCCTCACCGCGCCGCGCATCACGCCGGCCGACATCGAGGCGAACATCGCCAGCGAGTACTACTTCACGGCGGACGACGGCGCGCAAGGCTCATTCAATCGCGCGGACAAGAAGAACTTCGGTTACGTCGTCACCCCGGAATCGCTGCGCCTGCTCACCTTCTGCGTGTTGGTCCTCAAGAACGGCTTCACCGTCACCGGCGAGAGCGCCTGCACCAGCCCCGAGAACTTCGACGCGGAGATCGGCCGCAAGATCGCCCGCGCCAACGCGGTCAACAAGATCTGGCCGCTGATGGGCTACGCGCTGCGCTCGCGGCTCGCTGGGGAGGCGGCATGAAGACCTACATCGGGACCAAGCTCATCAACGCCAAGCCGATGACGCGCGCGGAGTACAACGCCTACCGAGGCTGGACGCTGCCGGCCAACGAGAACGGCGCTGACGAGGGGTTCCTCGTCGAGTACCTCGACGGCGGGAAGTCCAACGACATGCGGCATGTCGGTTACATCTCGTGGTCGCCGGCGGACGTCTTTGAGCGCGCCTACCGCAAAACCGCGGGCATGTCGTTCGGCTTGGCCATTGAGGCGATGAAGCAGGGCCACAAGGTCACACGCGCCGGTTGGAACGGCAAGGGCATGTGGCTGCTGCTGGTGTCGGGTACGAACGGCGTCCAAACTACAGAGGGATCGCCGTACATGAAGGCAGGCATCACGCACTGCGACATCCTGCCGCACATTGATATGTGGACGGTGAACGCGGATGGCCGTCGTGCGATGTTGCCAGGATGGGTTGCCAGCCAGACCGACATGCTGGCTGACGACTGGACCATTGTTGACTAGTTGCACTGCGCGCCTGTTGTGATAGAGTAGGCGCTAAATCGGGTTTCGCCAGCCCAAAATCGGCAGAGCAGGACGCAAGAGGTGGCCATCCAGCCCTGATTGGATGAGACGAGCAGACGGCAGCGGGGCAACGCTGCAACACCCTTTTCTCATTCACTCAGGAGCTACCATGCCCAACGCCTTTTCCAAAGAGGAACGCATCGCGTTCGAGGACATCCTCGAAGGCTTCCAGGATGCCCTCGTCCTGTCGCGCAACGTCGCGGTCTACAACACCGACCAGACCATGATGGAGCGCACCAACAACATCATCTGGCGCCCGCAGCCCTACATCTCCGTGTCCTACGCCGGCACGGACATGACCACCAATTTCGACGACTACACCCAGTTGTCGGTCCCGGCCACCATCGGCTTCTCGCGCTCGGTGCCGTGGTCGATGACCGCGACCGAACTGCGTGACGCGCTGCAAGAGGGCCGTCTAGGTGACGCTGCCAAGCAGAAGCTGGCCAGCGACATCAACGTGGCCGTCATGAACGTCGCCGCGCTGCAAGGCTCGCTGTTCGTCAAGCGCACCGGCGCTGCCTCGGGCTTCGACGATGTGGCCGAGTGCGAAGCCGTGATGAACGAGCAGGGCGTGATGGACACCGACCGCTACCTCGCGCTGTCCACCCGCGACTACAACGGCATGGCGAGCGATCTGGCCAAGGCCTCGCGCTCGTTC